CGGCGGCGGCGGTCATCGTCAAGGATGCCTCGGCGGCCTTGGCGGCCTCTGGGGCGCTCTCGTGCTCGTCGAGCATAGTGCGCGACGGCGCGGCGGCGATCGCCGGGTCGGCCTCTTTGGCGGCCTCGGCGGTGCGGGTGAGGCTCGGCGCCGCCGCGGTATCCGGCGCGGCCACGCTCGCGGCGGATGCGCTCAGGGTGCGGCTCGCGGCGTCTGCGATGTCTGCGGCGGCGAGCCAGTCGGCCGCTGGCGTGCGGGTTCGTCTTGGGGCGGCGGCGCTCGAGGGCTCTGCGGGCCAGGACGCGACGGCGAACGTCGTGTACATCGACAGCGCGGCCCTCTCTGGGTCGGCTGCTCTGGTGGCGGCTGGCGGCGTCATACAGTCGGCGGCGGCGGCGCTCTCGGGGTCGGCGGCTCTGTCGGCCGCCGGGCGGCTGAAGTGGGAGAACGAGCCCGACACGGCCGAGAGCTGGGCGCCGGTGGCGGACACGGCAGAGAGCTGGAGCGCGGCGAGCGATACGGTCGTCGCCTGGAGCGCGGTGGCGGACACCGCAGAGACATGGGCGCCGGTGGCAGACACGGCGGAGACTTGGACAGAGAAGACACACCCGGCCTATCTACAGGCCGCTTGAGGTAAGCAAACATGGCTGACACAACCACCACCAACCTGGGCCTGACGAAGCCGGAAGTAGGCGCATCGGCGGACACCTGGGGCACGAAGTGGAACACGAACAGCGACCTGATCGACGGCGTATTTGCCGCCGGCGGCGGCGGCACGTCGGTGGGCCTCAACGTCGGCACCGGCAAGACGCTGGCGGTGGGCGGGACGCTCACGATGTCGGCGCTCACGGCCTCGACGGCCTTGGCGCTGAACGCGAGCAAGCAGGCGGTGTCGGTCACGAACACCGGCACGGGCAACAACGTGCTGTCGGCCTCGCCCACGCTCACCGGCACGGTGGACGCTGCGGCGGTGACGCTCTCCTCGACGCTTACGCTGAACGGCGGCACCGCGAACGGCGTCCTCTACCTCAACGGGTCGAAGGCGGCGACGAGCGGCTCGGCGCTGGTGTTCGACGGCACGAACCTCGGCATCGGGACGAGTTCGCCAAAGGCAAAACTGCAATCCACGGGCGCGGCAGCAACGACAACCCCAACGGGCGGCTCTGCTACTGGCTCGGCGCAGTATCTGACCAACACGAACGATGCCTTCGGAATGTTGTTTGGCATTAGTGGAGGTGGAGCGGGGTGGATTCAGCAGCAGCGCACGGACGCGACGAACACGCAATACGATTTGCTTCTTAATCCTATCGGCGGGAATGTCGGCATCGGGACGAGTTCGCCGGTTGCTAAATTGTCTGTGCAAGACGCTTCAGTTCCTAAATTTGCCTTGCAGGTTGGCTCGGCAGAGCGAGCGTTTCTCTCGTACACCGAATCTAATTTCACGACGCGCTTGGATTCTGACGGGCCGCTGGTGTTTGCTGCCAACAACGCGGAAGCGGGTCGGTTTGATATCTCCGGCAACCTCGGCATCGGGACGAGTTCGCCGGGTCATCGGCTGGATGTTGTTGGCGATGCAAAAATCCGCCCTTCTAGCGGTTACAACGCGCTGTTTGAGGTTTCTGGAAGCGCGCTTCGCATAAACTATCTGAACGATGCGCTTTCCGCGAATGTGTCGGCGGCTTTCCGCGCTGCGGATTTCGTCTTCCAGACCGCAGGTGCTACGGAACGCGCCCGCATCACCGCCGACGGCAACATCGTCGCAGGCGGTTCTTCTGCCCTCGCCACGACCGCGACCAACGGCTTCTTGTATGTCCCGACCTGCGCGGGTACGCCGACCGGAACGCCGACCGCTATCACGGGCATGGCTCCCATCGTGGTCAACACGACCAACAACAAACTGTATTTCTACAGCGGCGGCGCTTGGCGCGATGCCGGGCCGTAACACACAGGAGCAATCATGACCACTATCACTTGGAACATCTCGCAACTCGACTGCCTCCCGCAGGAGGACGGCGATACCGATGTCGTTTTCATCGTTCATTGGTCTTGCAACGGCGTGGACGGAGACTACAACGGAAGCGTCTACTCAACCTGCTCCGTGCCGTTTCAGAAGGACAAGTCCTTCACCCCCTATGCTGACCTCACGCTCGACCAAGTACTCGGCTGGGTCTGGGCGAACGGCGTGGACAAGGACGCTACAGAGGCTGCGGTGGAGGGCCAGATTGAGGCCCAGAAGAACCCGCCCATCGTCTCGCCGCCGCTGCCGTGGGTGTCGCCGTGATTAACCTCACGCTGACCACGGAAGAGGTTAACGCCATCCTGCAAGTGCTGGGTCAACTGCCCACCTCTTCGGGTGCGTGGCCCCTTGTCGTCAAAATCAAGGAGCAGGCAGAGCCGCAGGTCGTGAAGGAGATCGAGCCGTGACAGCCCCGATCGAGCGCGTGGGCGACGTCGCCGCCGCCGGAAGCGTGACCGCCGCCAGCGTGTCGTGGATGACCCAGGCCAACGAGATCATCTCGCTGGTCGCCGGGCTCATCGCCATCGCGGCCGGCTGCTTCGCGATCGCCGTACACTTCAAGAATTTGAGGAAGCCCTGATGGAGCCACGCTGGCTCAAGAGCGCGCGCGCCTTCCTCAGCCTTCGGGAGATTCCCGGCAAGGCGACCGCGCCCGTCATCGCGCGCTGGCTGCGCGAGCTCAAGGCGTGGTGGTCGGATGATGAGACCCCGTGGTGCGGCACCTTCGTCGCCGCCGTGCTCGAGGGCGAGGGCATCCGGCGCCCGAAGCATTGGTACCGCGCCAGGGCATGGCTCGACTGGGGCGACCATATCCGTGAGCCCGCCGTGGGCGCCGTCGTAATCCTTGACCGCAAGGGCGGCGGCCACGTCGGGTTCGTGGTCGGAAACGACGAAGCCGGGCGCCTGATGGTGCTTGGCGGGAACCAGGGCAACGCCGTGACGGTGGCTCCCTTTGATCGCGCCCGGGTGCTCGGCTACCGCTGGCCCCCGGGCTTCACCGTGCTGGGCTGCCCCATGCCGCTCATCGCATCCAACGGGGCGAAGGCCTCGGCCAACGAAGCATAGGAGATGAACATGAACGCAGAACAGATCGCCGGGATCGTCCGCGCCGTCGTGGCCGCGGTGGGCGGCTACCTCGTCGGCAAGGGCCTCGCCGACGCCGAGACCGTCGCCGCCGTGGGCGGCGCGCTCGCCACCCTCGCCGTGGCCGTCTGGTCGGTGCTGTCCAAGAAGAAGCCCGAGGCGGCGTGAAGCTCTGGCTGGGGGCTGGACTGGCGCTCGCGCTGGCCGCCCTCGGCTGGGCCGGGTACCGGGCGGCGTACCAGGGCGGCTATAAGGCCGGCTCTGATGCCGTCCGGGCAGAGTGGCACCTTGAGCTGGCGAAGGCCGCAGAGGCCGCCAGAGAGGCTGAGGCGCTGATTTACGCCAGGCACCAGGAGGTAGAGCGTGGACTGTCGGAGAGGTTGGACGCCGCTGATCGCCGTGGCCGCGAGCTTGCTCGCCGGCTGCGCGACGCCCGCGCCGCCCCCGGCGTGCCCGCCGCCTGTCCCGGTGCCGCCGCGCCTGATGGTCCCGCCGGAGAGCCCGGCGACGCGCGAGCGATTGACGAGGCTTTTATCGCTCACCTCGGGGCGTGCGAGCGAGACGCCGAGCGGCTCGCCGAGCTCCAGAGACTGACAGAGGATTGACGTGGCACTTATTCCGCTGAACATCCAGCCGGGCGTGTACCGCAACGGCACCCAGTATCAGAGCCGCGGGCGCTGGCGTGACGCCTCGCTCGTGCGCTGGTACGAGAACACCATGCGCCCCGTGGGCGGCTGGCGCAAGCGCGCCTCCGGGCAGGTCACGGGCAAGTGCCGCGGCCTCCTGGCGTGGCGCTCGAACGCCAACGCGCGATGGATCGGCATCGGGACGCACTCGAAGCTGTACGCCATGAACGAGGCCGGGACCCTGACCGACATCACCCCGTCGGGCTTCACGCCCGGCAACGCCGACGCGGTGCTGAACCTGGGCTACGGCGGCGGCCCCTACGGGCTGTTCTCCTACGGCACCCCGCGCCCAGACACGGGCACGGTGACGCCGGCCACGACCTGGACGCTCGACAACTGGGGCGAGTTCCTGCTGGCGTGCAGCAACGCCGACGGCAAGATCTACGAGTGGGATTTGAACACCGCGAACGACGGCGTGGCGCTCGCCAACGCGCCGGTCAGCAACAAGGCCGTGCTCGTGACGGCCGAGCGGTTCGTGTTCGCCCTCGGCGCCGGCGGCAACGCGCGAAAGGTGGCCTGGTCCGACCAGGAAGACAACACCATGTGGACCCCGGCCATCACGAACCAGGCCGGGGACTTTGAGCTCGAGACGGTGGGCTCCATCGTCACCGCCAAGCGCCTGCGCGGCGTGAACCTGATCTTCACCGACGTGGACGTCCACACGGCCCAGTATCAGGGGCCGCCGTTTGTCTACGGCTTCGAGCGCATCGCCACCGGCTGCGGACTCATCGGCGCCCAGGCCGTGGCGGCGGTGGAGTCGGTCGCCTACTGGTGGAGCCCGAGCGGCTTCTTCATGTACGACGGCTTCGTGCGCCCGCTCAAGTGCGACGTGCTCGACTATGTGGTGAACAACCTCTCTCAAACGCAACGCTCGAAG